ATGACATATTATGGTCAAATAGAACGCTTACAATATCAACTTGATTTTTTTAGTGAACAAGATCAAGAAATAAAAGATAATATAATATTACAATTTATTAATGATGGATACAATGATGCAGGTTTATTTGAAACTGTTTGTCAGTCTTATCCTGATTTAAATGTAAAAGCATATAGTGCAACTAAAGATGTAGGTTTCAATAACCATGGTTGTAGAAACTTAATGATGCTTGAGAGTGAAACAAATTGGAATATGTTAATGGATATTGATGTTTTACTAAACAATAAACTCCTGGATGTCATGATGACTGCAAAGCTAAATGAAAATATGTTTTATTGCTTTCAAGTTAAATTTGATCACCCAGATAATCCAGAGGACTATGATAACTTAGATATAGATCCCAAAAAAATATTAAAGTATAAAGCACATCCTAATACATGGCTAATGAACAAACCTTGTTTTTGGACTAGTGGTGGTTATGATGTTGAGTTTACTGGAATGAGGCATGGTGATGCTGAGTTCTTTATATCATTAGATAAAGAAAAATATGACTATGAATTATTTCATCCGGACATAGAAGATAAACTTTCTATCCATGTAAGAAAACCAAACAGAAACCGCAGTTATCTAAACCAAGCAACCGAACACGTCAAAACTCTAAACAGAACTGTTGACTTTGTCAAGAAAAGAAACGAAGATAGTTACAGAAAGCATAAAAAGAGATTGGTGACGTTTCCATGGAAAAAGATAGCTTAAAAGCAAAATTATTAAAAAGTTTATTAAGTATTGTAATAGGTCTAATTGGTATAGGTGTTGTTTTATATTATGATTTAGATGAGACTAAAGGTGATTATCATTTACCTGAAAATTATTGTCTTGCAGAAGCTATATACTTCGAAGCCGGTAACCAACCTTTAATGGGTAAGATAGCAGTTGCTAATGTTATTCTTAATAGAGTACAAAGTAGTATATACCCTAACACAGTATGTGGTGTTGTTCATGATGGACCTGTTAGAGAGTCATGGAAAAAAGATGGTACATACTATCCTATAAGACATAAATGTCAATTTAGTTATTGGTGTGATGGTCGTTCTGATCAACCTCAATTAGGATCTCTTACTTGGAAAGACAGTAGCAAGGTCGCCAATTGGGCTTTGCTATATCTTCCATCAGCATTAATTAAACCTATTGAAGGTGCAACCCACTATCATGCAACATATGTAAATCCCAATTGGGCAGGAGCTATGCAAAAGGTAGTACAAATAGAGGATCATATATTTTACAAATGACAGATATTAAAAATAATATAAGAACACCAAGCCAATTTGTAGCTGAAGTAGAAAAGATAGTAAAAGAAAAAAATATGAACTATCTTGATGCATGTTTAGATTATGCTCGAAGTGCAAATGTAGAAATAGAAACAATAGCAAGTTTAATTAAGGGTAGCCAAGTACTTAAAGGTAAGATACAAGCAGATGCTGAAGATCAAAGATTGCTAAAGCAGAGCAGTGCTAAATTACCAATATGATTTGGAAAAAGGTACCATATCATGGGCAAGATGGTACAGTAGCTGAAGTTCATGTAAATGCAAATGAAACACTTATTAAAAAAAGATATAGTGTTGATGGACTTACTGTTTCTGGTAAGAAATCTAAACATACACCCTCAGAAATAAATGATTGCTTCAAAAGAGAAATATATTGGACAGAACATTTACAAGGTAAATGGGTACCATCTATAGTAGATATAGATGAGACAAACCAAATAATAATACAAGATTATTATGGTCGTGATCTTTTAACTAATTATCAGGCTGGTACACTTCTTAAAGATGTACCAGATATAGTAGATCAAGTAATAGAAATGTTTAAATTTTTTAAACAACATAATGTATACAAATATAATAATTCATTAAGCAATATGGCTGTTAATGGTAAACAACTTGTAGCATTTGATTTTAAATGGGCAAGGAAAAGACCTGAAGGAAGAAAAGAGGAGTTGTTTAGTTATACAGAATGGATGTCAAAAATAGATAGTAAGCTACCTGCAATATTGGAGAAGCTAGCATGACAGCATGGAGTTTTTGCCCAACACAAATACAGCACGCACTTACAAAAATTAATTTAAAGAATAAAGGTGACCAGAATGATCTAAACATCTATAGAAAACTTTGGTTAGATTGGACTAAAGATTTTAGTGGTAGTGAGAAATATGAACAGTGGGCTATATGTAATGGAATACATGATGCATTAATTCAACAAATAGCTTATCGAGCTAAGACTGTTAAAACATTTTATATATTCAAAACAGATTATAAATTTTACCCTGTAATATTAGAACCATATAATTTTATAGAAATAGATGAAGAGTTAATTGAAACTATATTACCTAACAGCTATGTGATTGTAAGCCAACCTAATCATGAAGGTGGAATTACACCATGGTTTGAGAAGTTAGTTAGTCATTGTAAAAAAGTTAAAACACAAATATTTCTTGACTGTGCATTCTTTGGTACAACATTAGATAAGATTAATGTCTATGATGATGTATATGATTGTGTATCTTTTAGTCTTAGTAAAGGTTTTATGTTGGGTGGTTTTAGAGCAGGTATTGTCTTTGGAAATAATTTAAGTAAGACGTTGACTATACCTATAGATTACTGGTATAATTATAGTTATTATAATTCATGTGCAGTACAATTAGCAAAGATTATAATGAATAATTTTAGTGCAACATATATCACTGAAGTAGCTAAACCAATACAAGAAAAATATTGTATAGATGTTGGTTTACAACCTTGTGATGTATGGATGATGGGTATAAATGAACAAGGTGAAAGAATAAATTTAGTTGATAAGTTACAACCTCTCATACAAAACGAGCTTGATAAAAATGGAACCGTTTGAAGTATATCAAAAATACCTAGCTCTTAGAACACACTTTAAAAGTGATAGCTATGATTACTTTAGATACCATGGTAAGCTAAAAGGTAATAGAGATAAGTTTGAAACACGTAAAGATAAGTATCACTTTTATAAACTATCTAAGATGAAACATCCTGTAGACTATATGGTAGCTAATATGATGGTCAATCCTAATTTCTGGTCTGGTGATATCAATGATGAACAGTCCCACGCTACGTACAATCAATGGGTTAAAAGGCGTGATAGTCTTTCATATATCATCTCTAATGAGATAGACAAGATGAACGATAGCTATGATACCAACGTGCTTGTAGAGGACAGACAACACCCTAGATTATTGGTATTGTATATTAGAAAAGTAATAAGTGCAGAGACATTAATAGTATTAAATAAACTAACAAAATTCTTTCCATACTGGAATAAAGTTTTAGCTGATGATATAGTATGGCCTGATGAATATAAAAAGCTAAAAAAATATGAACCTTTTTTTATAAATAGTGTTGACCTAGGACGTGTTAAGAGTATAATAAAGAATAGGTTCGAAGAATAAATCGGATACAACGTAATATAACGAAATATAGGAGAAATATAAATGGCAAATTCTTTTGCTGCTATGAAGCAGAATCGTCAGTCTCAGATAGAAAAACTGAGTTCTGAAGTCAACAAGCTCCAAGGTTCTGGAGCACCCCAAGGAGATGATAGGTTTTGGAAACCAGAAGTAGATAAGTCTGGTAACGGACATGCTATCATTAGATTCCTACCAGCACCTAACAATGAGGATGTTCCTTTTGTTAGAATGTTTGATCACGGGTTTCAAGGACCAGGAGGATGGTTTATTGAGAAATCTTTAACCACTTTAGGACAAGATGATCCTGTTTCAGAATACAACACTACACTATGGAATAGTGGTGTAGAATCTAACAAAGACCAAGCACGTAAACAGAAACGTCGCTTGAGTTTCATATCAAATATATACGTAGTTAAAGATCCTACTAATCCTTCTAATGAAGGTAAAGTGTTTCTGTATAAATTTGGTAAAAAGATATTCGACAAACTTAATGATCAAATGAATCCTGAGTTTGAAGATGAAAAAGCGGTTAACCCATTTGATTTGTGGGAAGGTACTAACTTCCGACTAAAGATGCGTAATGTAGAAGGGTTCCGTAATTATGACAAGAGTGAGTTTGATTCACCAGCTCCATTACTAGATGATGATGCTAAACTTGAAGAAGTTTGGAAAGGTCAATACTCTCTCCAAGAACAGATCGATCCATCACAATTTAAAAGTTATGATGAGTTGAAATCCAGACTATATAGAGTACTTGCTCTTGATGGCGGTCCGCAAACTCCAACTGCAACGGTTGATGAAGAGATTGCACCTGCTCCTGCATCAGATCCAGCACCTCAAGTAGCTGCTGTAGATACTGCAGATGATGATGATGAAAGTTTGAGTTTCTTTAAGAAATTAGCAGACGATTAATCTGATGGGTGGGCCTTCGGGCCCACTTATTTTAAAATAATGCCATACTACCATAAGGATCATGGTTATCCCTTTTTGAACTAGAATCACTAGCTGGTGCCACTGGTTCAAGATTCATATCACTGCCAGCACCTCCACCGCCTCCATTTACATTGTTGTTGTTAATATTATTAACTGTAGTTCCACCTCCAGAACCATTACTCATAGCAGCTCCTCCAGCTATACTACTTGCACCCATTGCATTATTGAGATTAGGTGATATACCATTTCCACCTGCACCAACAGTACCCATTACTGATGGATCCATACCTTCTGCTGCATTGTCACCACCACCAAATAAATTAGTAAAACCAGACCATATTTTACCTACTCTTGAATCTTTAAATTTTTCACCTAATTTAGTTTTTGCCATATCAATCATATTACCTACTACAGGTTCTCCATGCATTGCAAGAGCTGCTTGTCTACCTAAAAACTCTCCAGCAAAATAACCAGCTATACCTCCACCTAAGCCTCCTACAAGTGTTGTTAAAGGTGCTATAACTGCAGCTGGTGTACCAGCAACAGATCCACCAGCAGCTGCTCCAAGTACTCCAAATAATGCACCACCACCTAAGCCACCAATTACTGCACCTACTCTAGCATCTCTTTCTTTTTCACTAATCTCTCCACGATCATAAGCTGAAATAGCACTGTGGAGTTGATATAAAGCAACTCCAGCCATTACTGGTAAACCTAATTTCTTAACAATAAACCCCATAATTTTACCAACTTTACTTTTCATAAAATAATTTTGGACTGCTGCTACTGCACCTAAAGCTCCTCTACCAGCACCACTTGC